TTTCGTTTTCTATATTTTCAGCCTTTAAATTTTGTAGTTCTTCGATTATTTTTTTTCGAATGTCGAAATGTTCTTTATCCAAATCGATTTGCGCTTGATCCAGGTCGCGGACTTGCGTTCGCGCTTCCCTGACAACTTCCAACAATCGTCCTTCCAATATTTCGGAAAGTTCGTAACCTCGAATTTTTTCATTTAACAATTTTGAATCGGATGTTTCAATCAAGTCGTTTATATCAATTTTAGCCTTTGAAACTTTGTTGATTTCCAAAACTTCGTCCGCTAATGCATTTTCTTGTAATTTTTTAGTTTCTAAAATTAATTTTCTACGTTCATCGAATCTTAATTTATCGCTTGCAATCAATTGTTCGTTGATTGTTTTTTGATTGTCGAATCCGTCGATTAAAATGTCCAAGTTTTTTTCCAGTTCATCTTGCGCCAACATATTTCGGTTTTTTTGCAACGCTTTTGATTTTATGTCCGCTTCCGATTCCGCTTCAATGAATGCAATTTGTTTTTCCGCGACAATTTTCGATTGGTTCAATCTGGATTGTGTTCCCTTGTCGAACGCTTTCAGTTTTAATTGCTCCGCTTCCAATTCCAATTTGGCTTGTTTCTTTGAAAGGTCGGCCGATTTTTGTTGCGCGATTATCGATTTTTCAATCGCAATCCTTCTTTCTTTGAATGATTTTGTCGCGTCCGCTTCGATTTCTTCTTGTTTTTCGCTTTCGGCGTTTAGCTTTGCAATTGCAACACCAAATCCGATTGTGTCTTTTTCAAGTTTTTTTGTCATTTCGGAATATTTCTTTCCAGACTCAAAAGCGTTTTTAACCGCATCGATAAACCCGTCACTAGCCTTTGAAAAACTTTCGCCCGCTTGCGAAAATTGGTCGCCCGCTTCACTAAATGATTTTTTCGCGCCCTCAAAATTGAACTTTGACGCCTTGTTTAACGCATCAAATCCGGCGATTATTCCTTGGACTACGTCGATTATTCCTTTTCCAAATAACGCAATTCGTCCGAATATAACTTTAAAAGCAAAAGAAAGACCGGTCATGTTTTTGGCTAATCCATCAACTCCCGCCGTTGACTCTGTTAATGCCGAAACAACCGTCGCCAAAGCAACAATAACAAATCCAATTCCAGACTTAATCATTGCGGTTTTTAATTTTCCAAATGATTTTGTTGTGAATAAAATTGATTTTGCAAATGTTTTTTGAACCTTTGTCGCCAAACTTGTTGCGGTTGTATTTTTCACCAACGCCCCGGTTTCTGAAATTGTGGCCTTTTTATTTACAACCAAAGACGTTGTTAAAGCTTCTTTTGAAAAAGTTTGTACTTCCGTTGCCGTTGAATTAACCTCGGTTGAAACCGTGTTGTTTTGTGTGATTTTAGTTAGAAACGCAATAATCGTTTGTAGTTTCGATATAACCTCCCCCAACGCGCCGGATTGGTCAACCGCGCCCGCCATTGATTCCGTGAAAACTCCGGTTTCTTCGATTGCTTCTTTTACTTGTTCTTTGTAATTTCCAACGGACCTTTGAGTTTGTCCGACTGATTGGTCAATCGCTTTCAATTTTTTATCTAATGCCGTGACCTGGAATAAAAGCGCCTTTGCTTCCTTTGTGTTCTCTTTTCCCTCAACCGCTAAAGCCTTATATTTTTTACGTAAATTATTTAACGATTTCGATTCGTCGTCGTATGCGTTCGTTAATCCCTTCTCGCGTTTTATTTGTTCTTTTATTAATTTGTTTTTTTCTGAAATATCAATTTTCAATTCGGCATTAACTTTCGTTTGTTCCGAATCCAGTTCAATTAATTTTTTACGCAATTTCGCTTCGTCCTTCGCAATTTTAACGGCTTGTTTCTTTTTTTCCGCCCATTGTCCGGCCGTGTCTTTCAATTCTTTGTTGGCCTTGATTAGCTTTTCCAATTGCTTTTCGAGTTTCTCCAATTCGCTTTCCTGGTCCTCGGTTGATCCCGTGAAATCCTCGGTTGACTTTTTTGTTTTCTCGATTTCTTTTCGAAAGTTCTTTTGTGATTGTAAAAATCGTTTTTCAAGTGTATCAATCGCGTTTAACAATCTGTCGATTGCTCCGTCGTCGATTACTAAATCACTATATTTAATTGGATTACCTTCCGCCATTTTTCAACTGTTTATTGTTTAATTCAATAAGAATATAAACTTCTTTAACTGTCATTCGTTTAACGTCGCGACCATTCGCGTTTGAACTCAATGTGTGGCAAAGTTCTTCGAATGCCTTATCGAATTCAATTTCGTAACTTCCTGACCCGTTGAAAGTTTTTGGTTTAATCAATGTTAACAAATAACGTTCAATTTTTTCCGCGACGTCGCTTTCCGTACCGGATAACAAGTCGTCGCATAAAGCTAAAATACGTTTTTTTCTATTAACAAATATATTTTTACGATCAAGGTTGTTGAATTTGTTCGGAAAGAACAATTCGAGTTCAATTTCTAGTTTTTTTTTACGTCTGTCGTTTTGTTCTTAACGTGTCCGATTTCAAGTCCCCAACTGGAAAACTTATTCAATATTGTTTTTAAATTATCCACCGAAAAATCCTCCATTGGTTCGCCGTCAATTTTGCGGACCAAACAAGCGAACGCCAAACCTCGGACGTTGTTTTCTGACAAAATGTTGTGATACGTATTCCGCAAATTATACATTTCGTTTAATGCGTCCTTTACCATTTCTTTTCCTAAGAATTGGAATATTTTCCCGACTTTCTGATCGAACGCCATAACGTCGGAACCTAATTCCGCGTCCAACATTACAAATTTGTTGAATGAATTAAACCGACAAAACGGCATTGAATCGATTGATTCGTAAAATTCGATTTTGTGTTTTCCTAGTTCAAGCATTTGTTTACGGTTATGGCTGAAAATAAAGGTACGAACAAAATTCGTAAATCTAAACAAACAACCAATTCCGGCAAAACGCAAATAAAGGCGATGTGATGCGCCAAACAAAAATTGCACTCAATCGCGCGTTGAATAAGTTTGGACGGCGCACGTCCGCTTATTTCGTCCCTTAGTCCCCATTTGTCCAATAAGTGAATGGCAACCCAGGTTAATAAACCATAAAATAATATATTTTCTAAATAGTACACGACTCCGGAACGGTTGCGGTTAAGTTGAATTTAAAACTTGCATAGGGATAACTAAAATAATCCTTTTGATCCAATTGATTAAACGAATAATTCGAAAATATATCGTCGATGTCTTCTTGAATGGACCCAATCGAAAGTCGAACCCCTTTTGGAATCTGGTTGGTTAATTTATCGCGGATGTCCTTTTTCAATTGTTCCGTGAAATAATACGTCGCGCCTTTTGTCGAATCAATTCGTTTCAAGTTTACCCAAAAAATGACGCCCAAATCAATATCATAGTAATTCGTGACGTTTCGTTCGAAATCGCCGTTTATCGTTTGCGTTCCAACCTCAAAAAATGACATCGCTTGCAAATTGTCGTTAAATTCAACGGAATAATATTCGCCGTTTGACTGATAAACCCACGGTTCTGAAAATTCCCCACCGTCGCGATTTGTTTTTTTAATATACGACCGTCCGAAACTATGCGTTAACCAGGGCAACGAACCGAATAATGTTTGTAATTTTCCGATGACCGCATCCACAAAAACGGGATTTGGCGGGATTGGAACGGTTGGGTTTGCGTATGAACTCATAATTTTATTTGTTTTCTAATTTCTTTTAATAAATCCGGTTTTACTACAATTTCGCGAAACAATGATAAATTGTCGGACGTCAATCCAAAAACCCGTTGTCCGTATCTCTTAATTAACCAACTTGTTTTTTTGTCCGTCGCATTAATTAAAAATTGTTGTTGTCCGATTATAACTTCGAACGACTTATAAAAATCGCCTTCCAGTCGTAACGTGACGCGGTCGGACGGTTGGTTTAACGCTTGTTTTAGTTTCTTGTATGGATTCGAATATTCCGGCGTTAATTCTTTGCCGTCGCTTCCGATTCCTTTGTCAAACAATTGTTTTTCCGTGTTCAAATCAATTATTTCGTTCGAATTTTCCTCGACGATTGATTTTATCACTTCGACAATAAAATCGCCTTTTACTCGATTAATTGTTTTTTTCAATCCCGCAAACGGTAACGCCATAATTAAATCGATCCTTTACGAATTCCCCATTTTTTATTGCAAGGTAGACACGGCGAATCAATTTTTGAAAAATCGAAATCAACCGCTTTAATTGAGTTGGACAACCTAATGGCCAAACCTGGTTCGTTCGTTTCTCTGTCGCCCTCTAAATCCCTAATTATCATATTTTGTGATACGTTCGCCAATCGATTCAATCGTGTTGAATGTTTCATATCGTTTAAAATGTCGACCGCCACTTGTTTTCCGATTAAATCAGTTAAAACAAATTTTTGTTCGCAAAGATAATCCGAAACATCGCATTGAACCGTAACGCCGAAATTCAATCCAAAGTTATTAACCGGAGTATACTTTCGTTTTGTATAATCAAACATTTGTATTCCGTTTAAATTCGAACTTTCAACCTCAACCGGAACAACCCGAACAAAATTCAATCGTTCGTTCCAAATTTTCATTGCGTTCGCGCCACCTCGACACGTATTGCAAGGACCTTGCATCCAATTGAAATCCTTCTTTATTGCCTGACCGCTGATCCCGTCTTGATAATATCCAATGTAAAACATTCCGCCGGAATCGTACTGGTCGGACAAATAGGCGAAATCAATCGTTTCGGATAACGTCAACCATTCAAGTGAATTTTGCTTTGTTGTTGTTGCGGAAACGACCTTAATCGCGTCAATTTGTGATGTATGATAAATGTAAATAGGCAAATTTGTTTGCGGTTGTGTAAACTGTAAACCGATTTTATCGATTATGACTTTCGTTCCATAACTCGGAAAAATTTCGACCTCAATCCCAACGAACGAACCGTCGGAAATAATTGTGTCTTGAAACCTTCCGATTCCGTCAAACAACTTTGAGCTATTTAATAATGTTTTTGTTGATTCGTTTAATTTCTTTTCGATCATAACTTTCGTTAATCCCTTACTAATCCCGGACGCCACCTTTTCGGCCAAATAATTATCGATAGTTTTGTTCGCCGGTAAAGTGTTAACAATATTTTCAATCGACAAAAGCGGATGGAAATCGTTATAAATTAATCCGGAATCGCTTTGTAACAATGCGGAACTGGTTATTTGTGGAACGTCTGGATTCGCATCGTTTCGCCACCCTAAAAGGGAAACCATACATTGTTGAATTGTTGTTGGATTGAACATATTAAATCGATTTAATCAAATATACAAATTTAAAAGGATTAAAAAATTAAACAACATCGAATCCACAGTTTTCGCAAAACGGATCGCCTTGTAAATCGTTTATTACTTCTTTCGTTTTGCATTGGCAATGAAACGGATCGACAATCGCGTTTTTTAAATATTTGTCGACGTGTTCCTCCGCCCAAAGTCGTTGGATTTTCGCATCAACTCCCGCGAATTCGTTCGTTTTGATGTGGTAATCGATTAAAATTTCTCTGATACTGTCTTCCATAATTAAAGCGATGTGATTAAAATTAATACTAAACCAATAAACAAAGCGATTTGAATTTTCGCCGTCTGGATGTCTTTTGTCGTTGCCATAATGTTTTTTTTCTTAAATATAATACTTTTTCGCTAACTGAACTAATCTATTCACTAAATTAATAGAAATAAAAAAATCCCAATCGTTTTAATGACTGGGATTCGTTCCGCTACTTTTTGGACTACTTGCAAGAAATCCGACGCGAATATAAACAAAAAAGTCGGACCAATTACGATCCGACTTTCTTTCTCCTATATTAAACCTAACTAAATTCGTTAAATTTCTATGCGTCCAATTCCGCTTTGTGGATTGCTCCCGGTAATGTCGTCGCATCTCTATTGTATGAAGTTACAAAAGCAACATCCGTACTAAAAATAAACGTTTCTTTTACAGACGCCTTTAATTGTGGTTGAGTTCCTCCGACCGCTGATTCGTTGTCCGCACATTCTTTCGAATATCTTAACGCCATATCCAAATCTACAATTGGGTATCTGAATAAATCGAACCAATTGTTTTCGCTAATTGTTTCGTTGTTTATCGCGTCTGGAATGTTTCGGTTCATTGTTGCCAATGTTCCTTTTGGCATACAATAAGCCGTTGATTCTTTTCCGCCCGCTCCGTCAACTGATACTCTGTTCGAATAACCGAAATCGAATTGTCCGAATTGAAAAACAGAGTTAACACCGTTTTGCGTTCCTTGGTTCAAATATTGGTTAACCGTACTTTGTAAAGTTGTTGATCCAATAACGTTGTAACGTCCTTCGAAGTCGTCACCTTGCATGATAACACCTAAATCATTGAAGAAAAATTGCTTTTGAGCCGTTCCAACGTTGATTGCGTCACCAACTAAAGCGCCGTATTTTGCACCAGCACCGATAAATGGCGAATTCATTACAACCGATTTGTCCGCTTCCAGTTTTGCAATTGCTGACGCGTCCAAAGTTTCCGCGAATTTCTTCCCGTAACGTTTGATTTTTCTTTCGAAGTCAGCCATATAACCGATTTCGTTGTTTGCGTACTGTCCAGGAATCATTGTGAATCCAAATTGGTAAGTTGCAAAAGTAACCGTAACAAGTGCTGAACTTGATTCGTCGTCTCCGATTGTACACGTTCTAACGTTTGAAATTGTAACGTCCGCCCCGTCAATAACTGGAATTTGTAAAGTGTTACCCGCACTCATTCCCGCTTTTTCCAAAATGTCCGCCGAAACGATTGATTCCGGGTCTGTTGTGTCGTCGACAAACTTTTGCCACGCTCCGTAATTTGACAACCTATCTTCGTACTTGTCAAGGCTTCCGGAATACTGCGATCTTATCGCTTGTAATCTAGTAGTAATTAAACTCATTGTAAAATTGTTTTAAATTAAAAAAAAATTGTCGTTTCGTTTACCCTTGACAAATATCGACGTTGTTATGTGCTAAAATAATAAAAATTAATTAAACGGCAACCCCTTGGAATGTTCGGCGAACAATTTGTCCGCTTGTTCCGTGTATTCTTTCGAACCGCGTTTCAAACCTTTCCCCGCTAAATCCTTTGTAATCGCGTCGTTCAATTGCGTTTGTGTCTTCGCCGTTGTTATCGTTGCTGATACATTTAAACGGTTCGGATCGTTCGGATCAAGGCTTTTCGGATCAACTCCGCCACCCCCGTTTCCGGCTTTCTTTCCTAAAACCGACGCCAATTTGGATTGTAATATTTGCCCCGCGTCCATCTTTGCCAAAGTTTTTGGATTTAATATCGGTTCGTTTCCTTCGTAAAAAGTGACCGTTCCGTCCTCCATTACTTTTGCGCCATTGACTAAATTCGAAATAACTCCGTTGATATACGATTCGCGAACGTCTTCCGGCAATTCCGTATTGAATTCCATTCCTGACATTGCCTTATTTATAAGCGATTCAATTTTGTTCGTTCTTGTTCTTGTTTCAAATTCGCCAATTTGTCCGGTTAATTCCGCGATTCTTATTTCCGAATCGGATTGGAGTTTGTCGTATAAAGTTTTGAAATGTTCCGAACCGGCCGATTCCTCAACCGCTTTTTGTAATTCCGCAATTGTTTGGTCCTTATCGGACAACAATTTTGGATCCGCTTGATTCTTTAAAGTTGAAATTTGTTCCTTCCAAAACGCGTAACTTTTAACGCCTTGCGGTTTTTCAACTCCCAGAACTTCCGAAAAGTCCTTATCATATCCGCCGTGAACCTTTCCGATTTCGTCGCCGATTTTCGAATCCCAATAGTTTTTTGCGTGATTGTTCAATAATGTTTGCGCGTCGTCCGAATTCCTAAAGTTTTCAATAAATTGTCCTTTCAATTCCGGATTGTTTTCGAACGCTTCGTTTATTTGTTCAATGTTTAAATTAGTCATAAATTACCCGTTTTTATGTTTTGTTTTTGGTTTGGTTTTTGGTTTGTATGGCTTTTTCTTTTTTGCCATCACTTCGATTCGATTGTTTTCTTTACCGCCGGTTTTTTCTTTACCGTTGGTTTGATTGTCGGATCGTGTAACACAAATAAATTCGTGTAACCTAGTAAGGCCATAACGTTGGATCTTGATCCTTTTGTCGATGCGCCTTTAATTTTTGTAATGTAGTCCGTCTGGTTCAATTTAATAACTGAAACCCTTTTGTCGTACTTTTTTAATTTTGGTCTGTGAACCTCCTCAACTAATAACAAATGATAAAACCTTTCGGATTCAACTTTTGTGATTTCGTTTGGAACCTCAATTCCGAATTGTTCCGTCGCCTTTAGGCATTCCGCGAACTTGTTTGGCTTAATTTTCTCCATTTTCGTTTGTTTGATTGTTTATGGTTGTTGTATAAGATATTAAAATTTCGTTGATTCTATTTATTTTATCGTCGAATTGTAATTCACGACCAAAGTCTAAAACGTTTGTTTGTTCACGTTCAAATCGCGCCACAAAGTTATTGAATCTGGACTTAATTACAAAATCAGTTTGCGACATTGCGCCGTCGGTAACTAACACCCTGGATTGGTCCACGGTTTTGTGCGGTTCCGGATTCAAATTGTAAAGAATCCACGCGCGTTCGATTCGGTCGTCGTTTCCTTTGTACTTAGTGACTAAAATTTGTCTGTAAATTTGGTCGATTTCTTCGTCCGGTTCTCCGCTTTGTTTGGCCAATTTGTATTCCTCCATTAAATCGTTAACCGATTTCAAAAAGAATTGATCGCCATAAAAAACAACCGACGAAATGAAGGAATCGCCAAACATTAATCGCGCAACCGTGTCATTCGCAAATTTGTGAACCGCTTCGAAACTCGATGCAATTTGTAATAATATATTTTGACGGCTTTCAAACGACCCGAATACTTGCGTTTCGTTTACTTGATTATTGTCCAAAACCCGGCCACGCGTTCCGATTGTTACCTCCCGAATTCCGTCCGCGTATTCAATTAACTTTTGTTTAATATATTCAAGTGATTTCGTGTCCGGCGTTATTATTGAAACTGGATTCGACAAAACCGGATCGTCGTTTGTTTGTGGCGCCGGAATCTCGAATATCGTTCCTGGTCCGATTTCCTCACGGTTTGAACATGAAGGACACTTCGTTTGTTTTGTCTTGATTGTTTCTTGACCGTTTTCGAATATTGTGTAATCCGACGAAATGAAACCATTGTCGCACCCGTCAAAATTGCAAAGTTCTTCGTATGTCGTTATTATTGGGAAAGTCCCGTAAAGATCCGCATATTCCTTAAATGTGTCCTCAACCAAATATTTGTCCAATCGCCCAAGAACCTCCGTAATTGGCGATTTCTTTTCAACCGTGTTTGATCCTTTTAAATTTTGATTCCAGAAATAAGACGCCGGACAATATCCCAAATTATGGGCGTTGTCAACAATTGGTTCTCCAATGATTTTATTCGCGTCAACGTTGTAAACTCGATACGACGTTGAATCATAAACCGCGACCGTGTTTTTGTTTACTTGAAAAACAACGTACTTAATTGCGCCGTTTTTGTCCGATTTCACGTCGATAACGTTCGAAACATCCACAAAATAATAGTAAGGATTCCCCGTTCCGTCGGTTGGCATATCGACAACCAAAATCGAATTGATCGAATATCGTAACTGATCGAAACCAATGTTTTTAAAAAATTCGCGGTCTTTCAATTCTTTATTCAAATATGATTTGAAATCCGTCGCGTTGTCAGGATTCGAAAATTCATAATTGAAAAAAGGATTTTGACCGTCAGAAACTCTTTGATATTCTTGATAAATGTCTTTCGTTATTTCGAGCGATACAACCGGCAATCGTAACAACTGACAAAATCGATTGAATTTATCGCGCGTCAAATAACTTTCAACCCAGGCCAATAAATCGATAAAAGCCGGATTGGACCGAATGTTTTCGATTTCCGTTTCGCCGTGTAACTTTAACCTATTTTGATGCCTTTCGGCGTTTTCGAGTAGGTTTCTTTTCGGTCGGTTCTGGATTATCGCTTGGACTTGATTTTTTTCTAATTGCATTGTTAACAAATTCAAATTCGGATTCGGTCGGAAATTTCCAATCGCACTTTTTTAAAGATAATAAACGAACGGCGTGTCCAATCTCGAAAGACTGAACGCGACCGCCGTTTGTTATAAGTTCAATAACCTTTGCCATTATAGGTCGGTTAATGGATCGAAATCCGCCGGAGTTTCAATTGTTTGATACTTCGACCAATCTTTTTTCATATTGAAAGAAAGTGAATGCGTGTCGTTTGTCGCGAACCCTTCGTTGTTTGTATCTCCTACAAAAAAGCTAGATATTGGAAATCCAATATAAGACGATGCAACTTTTTCTTGACAAATAATGTCTCCGTTTTCGTTGAAAAAGTAAACAACTAAGTTCTTTTCACATCTAAGGTCGAAAAGTGCTTGGATTACTTCTTTCGATAACGATTTAAACATTCCAGTAAATTGCGAAGGATTAACACCAACTAATTCGCTTTCGCCGTTTAGTGTTGAATTATCGCCACCTCCGTTTGTAATTGATTCGCCCGCCGTGATAATAGCTTCGTGAACGTATGGCGTTACAACAACGTGCGTGTCGTTAACTGCTAACGTTAATGTTTGCCAATCGGCTAACAACGTAATGTCCTTTCCGGCCGTACCGTCAAAAGTAAATCCAGAACGTTGGATTGCGAATTTTTGAATTTGATTAAAATTTTCCGGACACGCTTGTGACGGAATGTCCCCAATCGACGTTGGATTCGGGCATTGACAACTTAATGACATAGTTTCTTGTTTTTAAATTAAAAATATACCGTTTCGTTTCTACCCTTAAAAATCGACATCGGATTGATTATGCGTAAATATACAAATTTTTTGATATAAAAAAACGGGATTGAATTTCACTCGAAAAACAACCCCGTAACCATAAACAAAAATTGTTTTAGTTTAGGCTTATTCTTTCAAAGGTATTCAAATTATCCAATTCGAACGCGATTTCCTCAAAACTTAATTGAACCATAACGGAATGATTCATCCCGTACAAATATAATTCGCAACCGTGTTCGTCCCTTGCGTGCGCGATGTAATGCGTTAAACTGAATGAAAAGTCGTCCCAGGTTTCGGAAATCAAGTTTTCGTCTTCGTCAAATTCACGCGTCAATACTTTCGTTCTTAATGTCATTTAATTTCTTCGTTTTATTCCTTTCCTGGTTTGTCTGTCCATTCCGATTTTGTCGAAACAAACGTATCGAACCGAATCAATTCCGTGATTATAATTGTCAATCGGTTTGTTTAGATATTCGCCATCCTTCGTTTTCATCCATTGGTAATTGGAAAATTCGTCGATTAAATTAACAGACTTTTTATGAATGTAATCCGGTATCGTTTTAAAATGTCGATTCCGTTTTTGATTGAATCCGGTCCTTTCTTAACTCCGCGAATCGCTCGGAATCCCGCGCGTCGAATTTCCGCAATTGATTTCGGTTCGGAGGAATCCGCGATAATATCGTCCAACGAACCAACGTCGAAAGATTTCAATTTGTTCGCGATGTCTGGATTTGTCAAACCGGTTTCAAAGCAAAGTTCTTCCATCCATAATTCCCCGCCTTGATATGATACTTTTACAATCGCCGTCGGATCGTTCGTAAATCCAAAATCCAATCCGTAGGCGGTCCACTTTGGATTGACCGGCATCGAATCGCACGTTTCCCAGTTCTGAAAAATAACGCCCTCCAACGAACCAATTTCGCCCAGTCCGTAAACTTTCCAAAATTGTTCGTCCCCGCTTATTAAATTCCCGTCCGAATCAAAAACCGGCTTTCGTGATTCGATTGCGTCGATAATTGATTGATCCAATAACGGATTGCCCGTCACGTGGTCGATGTTGTCTTTGTATGTTGATTTTATAAACGAATACTTTTGGCCTGGTTGCATTAGTTTTGTATGCGCCCAAAACCGCGAAACGGGATTGAAATCCAAAAATATTTTGTCGCGCGTTCGAATTTCTAATTGTGTAAATGCGTCCCAAGAAATGTTGTTACATTCGTTTACGTATAAAATTTCCCTTCGCGCCCCTCTTAATTTTGCGTCGTTGTCGGCGCTGAAAAATTCAAAATTAAAGTTTCCCAACTTATAAGTGAAATCGGTTTTGTTGTGATGTTCTTCCGAATACAATCCGCACTCCATTAATATTTTCAAGAAATCTCTATATGCGCCCCGTTTTAAATGCGGGATCGATTCGGCCACAACCGAAACCAATTTGATATTGTCGGAACGTAGCGCCCAAACAATTAAAAATTGCAATGTCGAATAAGTTTTCCCCGAACTTGTTCCGCCTTGATTTATGATAAAACGATTCGATTTGAATCCGTTCGCTATGTTTTCGAATAACTTTGAAAGTTTCATTAACCTTCGATTAAGTCGTCCAACTTACTTTCAAGGCTTCCAGATACTGAAATATTTAATTCCGTTTTGTTCGTGTTTTCGTTTCGATTTTTCAACCCTAAATCCGACGCAATAATGGACGAATTGAACGCGCCAACCGATGCGCCCTCCAATTTTTGGTTGTAAATTAATTGTTCGATACGCGTAACGAGTTCGGAAAAATCTTTAGATACATCCTTCAAATCCTTCAAAACTTCCCAGGCGTGAAGACCGCAAAAATGAGCGAATCCGAATTTTGTCATTGGAACGGTGTGAAGGATTGTGACTTCTTTCGCGTCCTTTCCTCTGAAATCCATTGTTCGCCATTTGGACGATTCGGATTTAATATGGTCAACGTAACCGTTCCAAAATTCCAATAATTGTTCGATTGATTTTATCGCCCGTGGACGTCCTTGTTTAATTTTATAATCCATTTCGATTTCCCTTTTCGATTTACTCAAATATACGAAATTTTTGGACGAATTTAATTGTGGGCGAACGGGCGGATTAATTGCCTTTATTCTCTCTCCAAAATTTTTTATATTACTTTTATTTATTCTTTCTTTATTTACTCCGCTAAACCGCCTAAAACTCTAAAAAGAGTAAACTTTAATAATAAAAAGAGGCTTTCAACTAATTGATAATCAATAAATTACAACGATTAATTAAACCTTTACTTTAATGGGCGGAGTGACGGGCGGACAACGGGCATAGCACTATTGACACGGGCGGACTTTTTCAACATTTTACGATTTTTATCGATTATTTACTCCGGTGTAATCCGTTGCCTTTACTTTTTCAACTTTAAAAGCAAAACGCCAAACGCTTTTGCAGTCGATACAATCCAATAATTCAACCTTTCGCCAATGACAAATCCCCCACAATGCGATTCTTTCGATTATTTTTTCTTTCGATGGGTTGTGTTCTCCGTAGTAACTTATTAAGTGCGCTCTGGTTATTCCGTTCAATATATTAACATACGGTTTTGGCATTGTCACAAACATAACCCCGTTTTCAATAAGCAAAAAAACGTCTGGAAACATTCGATTCGGAAACCCGTACGGATCCAAATCCACAACGTCAAAAGTTTGTTTTAATGCTATTAATTGATGAAAATCTAAAAAACTGTTTACTTTATTACAATGAACAAAAGCGCATTCTTTTACGTTTTCGGTAAGTTTATCAAAAACCTTTCCTTTATACTCATTCGCTATAACTTCGCCGAATTCGGCGTATACTTTTGTCAAATTACCTTGCCCCGCAAAAAGTTCCAACGTACTTAAATCCCCCCAACCGCAAATTCCACCTAATACGTTTTTAATCTGGTTTATTTTTTCGTCTGGATGATGTGCCGTGTCGCAATATTCGGATTGTCTTTTTCGAACAATGTCGTGCCTTAACGCTCTATATGATTTTTTTTTGATGTTTATTTCGTCTTCGAAAAGTGATCCTTGCTTCATGTTTTTATTATTTTACGATCTGGTAACAAGCGAAAACGACTCCAAAAAGAACCGAAATAATTCCGATAATCGCGAACGATTTGTCGAAAATTCGGGCGTTATTTATTCGATGAAATTCGCGTCGAATTAATCGGTTTTCTTCCTTATAAATGTCCAATTCCGAATCGAGTTTTTGTGACTTATCTTTGAACCAATCGCGATCCATTTTGAGTTGAATATTTACGTCGGTCAACTTTTCGAAACTGTCCGGTTTTTCGAAATGGTCCACAATCGTGTCGATTGCTTGTCCAATAACTTTTGCCGATTGTGTTTGTTCCTCCAATAAACCGCGACGCCATTTGTTGTGGCTTTTGATGATTTTGATTGCGTTTTTTACTTCCATTGCGTTTTTTATTTCCATTGTGTTATTCGTTTAAAAATCGTTCGATTACTGTCCTTAGATTGGCGATTGACATTTTCTTTTCGTGTTTTTTTGTGTAGAAAAATATTAATATCCATAAACCCAATAAGGACCAATAAACGATTGAAATCCAATTGGCTTCGAAACGTTCCAATAATAAATAAAAAGCGATCCAAACGCCCAATTCGAACCGGATTGGAATTTCTTGCGGATCAATTACATTTTTTTGTTGCTTCATGTAGCGTTATTTTTGCGATTAATAGTTTGTGACGTTTTTCCAGTTTGTTGAATTTACGATGGAATTCGTTGATTCCGAAATCCGGATGTTTTGCCATTGCCGTTTGCAACCTGGTTGTTTCGGCTCGATGGCTGTCCACGTGACGGGAAACAACTTCCCGCCGTATGTGACAACTTTTTGGATTAAAAATTACTTTCAACGTTCCAACCTTGAATGGATGTGAATACTTTTTCGACTCCATCATTTCCCGTCCATTTACGGCCACGGATGTTTATTTTTACAGTAACATCCGAACCGACTTCAATCGTCTGGATTTCGTCCGCTTTGTCCTTTACGAATTCGATTTCGATTGTTTGCGGATATTGATCCGTCGTTGTTTCAACCCAAATCGATGCTTTTTTAAAATTGTTTGCTCCAACCGTTTCGACTGGTTTCACATTGATTACTTTTCCTTTGATTTCCATATTTAATAACTGTTTGATATTACGTTTTTTGTGAATCTTTGCGAAATTTCTAAATTTGACGCTATTTTTTGTAATTCCGACCTAAGTTTACTTATTTTGATTAATTGATCGTGTTCAATTTCGTTTAGTGTTATGATTTTCGCTTCCAAACGGTCGATTTCATTTTCTCGAATTCCGGCGATTTCCTCCCAGTTGTTCGCGGTTCGATCCGATGTCAAAACGATGTCGATTAATGCGTCAACTCCTAAATTTTCCAATTGTTCTTTTATCATTTTGTTGTGTTTTACTTTATTTGTATTCGTCCGGCTCGGATCCACTTTCCTTTTTTGGTTCTTTTTTCAAAGATAATATATTTTCGTCCAAATTCGGTTGCTTCGTACGATCTTGACGAACCGCGTTTTTCTTTCCTGGTTAAACTATTTTCGCTCATTTTCTTAATAAATTATTGAATCGATTCCGTCCATTACGACCGCTTCGAATCCTTGTTTTCGTAATTGTTTAATTCGGTATTGTTGAATAATTGAAATCGTTCCGCCTGGTTTCTTTACCTCAATGAACTTTGTCGTTCCGTTTCGTAATGCCATTAAATCCGGAATTCCGTTGATTGACGTTTTCATTAATTTAATAACGAACCAACCGTCGTTTGTTAGTTGGTCCGTGATTTTCTTTTGGATTCGTTGTTCGGTCATTTAATAGTCCGGTTCGTTTAATTCGATTATTTTTTCGTTTATTGCTTGTTCGAATTCGTCTTCGTCCAAAAATTCGGAATTAAGTAACTCCGTGACGTCGATATAGCGTTCTTTTTGTTTCCATTCAATCGAAACGATGTTTATTTCGTCGTAATCTGGCGGAGTCCATCGATCGCCCGGACAACCCGTTCCGCCTTCGTAATCAACGCGAAATTTTTCGCCCTTTATTTTTAGTATCATTTTGTTGTGTTTTTAAAATTATAAAAAAGCGGGTTATAAAACCCCCGCTTCAATTTTTGAAATTGGCATCATTCTCATATTTCTACAAGAATAATAAAAATATCTTTTTCCTTTTTTAGTAGGTTTTGAAAAAAGTTCGAATTCCTTTCCGTTTGGAAAAATTACCGTTTTGTCTAAATCTGTGTATTTCTTTAAATCAATCATAGAGTTGCGTTTTTTTTAAAGATAACTCAAATTAAGCTAGTGAACAAATATATTCACTAATAAAGTGAAATTATTTTATTATTGTTTTAAATAATCGATTCGTGAAATCCTTCTTTTTCGATACCGCGTTGTAAATTGCGGATTCAATTCCACGTTTCGAGAATATCCAATAAA